ATGCTTCGTGGCCGTCCTGTTGCCACTAACTTAGATTTGTTCGTAGATAAATTTTTGCCAGAAGATAATGCGACAATCAGTTATCGCTTACCAGATCACCCACGCCTCGAAGATTTCGAACTGTTGCCGCCTGCTTACGACCCGAAATATAAAAAAGAAGATATGAACGGCTTGCTCGTTCTTGATGAGCTTGGCACCTGGTTAAACGCTCGTAACTGGAATGCTAAAGACTGCCTAAAAATGTTGAATTGGCTCTTTCTAAGCCGTAAAGACCATTGGGATGTAATCCTATTGGCTCAAGACTTCGAAATGATCGACGCTCAGGTACGCACAACACTTTGTGATTATCTGGTTCAATCATCCCGTTCTGATCGCCAAAAAGTGCCTTATCTATCAGGCATCCTTAAAAAATTCGGCTTTAGCGGCAAAATGCCCCTGGTGCATCGTTACGCCGTCTACTACGGCATGACCACGGCCGTTGAACCTGAAGAAATGTGGTCTTTTACTGGGACCGACTTTTATGATGGTTATGACACCAACCAAAAGTTTCGCGATGGTATGGAAGCCCTAAACGGCACACTGGTTGATATGCGCGCCACTTATTCAAACATTCCAGCCAACTATTTAACCAAGCGCGTTTTTGTTGACCGCTTAAACGAGAAAATCACCCAATTAAAACAACTAACTAATCCCGAGGTTAACGACATGGCAAAAGGTAAGGGCGGCTCCAAGCAAGCTGATTTCATGAAAATAGGTTTCCTCGTTATTGCCCTGATTGGTTTTCTTGGCTGGCGTTTCTTAAGTGGTGGCTTAAATATGCCTAAAACTGAAAGCGTGATTCCGCAACCTGCCGTTGCTGCGCCTGTTGTGGCCACACCCGTTAAAACGGTTCAATCGGCGTCTGAAAGCGCGCCTGTCGAAACTAAATCGGCTGTTTATGTCGCACAGCAAACCAATGAATTCATTGAATATCTGTTGAAAACCTATCGGCCACGACTCTCAACCACGGCGTACTCTCCCGAATTGGGCATCATGGGCACCATACAGTTTTATGATAATTTTGAAGTGGTCGAGTCATACACCGTTAAAGAGCTGCATTCGCTAGGTGTGACGTTGCTCCGTAAGCCTTACGGTGTTGATCTTGTTTTCGCTGGTAAAAGCTTCATCGTTTCTTCCTGGAAATTGCCTCACGAATCAGACAATCAAGAGCCGCAAGCTGCACAACCAGCACCTGTTTCAGTGTCTCAAGCTGACACACAGCCTGCGGCTTCTAAAGGCAAGTTTTTTGATTAACAGTTGTTAATTCAATATATCGTGCATACAATAAAGCAATGGAAATTACTTTTGATGCCACTAAAGATGAAGCTAACTGCCTAAAACATGGCGTTTCTTTGTCTACGGCGGTAAAACTTGAATGGCAGTTATTGTTAACAACTGTCGATAATCGTAACGATTATGGTGAATGTCGAATGGTGGGATACGCGCCTATTAATGATCGCGTTTATTGCGTTGTTTATGTTGATCGTGACCAACAGCGCCGAATCATTAGTTTACGTAAAGCTAACAAGCGAGAGGTAAAAAGCTATGCAAACAAAATCAATTCGTGAATTTTATTTGCCAACTGATGAAGAAGACGCCGCAATCAATGCAGGTATTGCGGCAGACCCTGACACCTATGAATTAACCGCAGAGGAATTCGCCAGGTTAAAACCATTAGGAAGACCGCCCTTAGAAATCACTAAAGAGCGGATTACAATAAGACTATCAAGAGACGTGGTTGAATCTTTTCGATCAACTGGGGCAGGGTGGCAAACTCGCATAGATGCTGCGTTAAAAGATTGGCTAGAACACCATCCAACAATGCTTTAAGGTTTATCGTTACGAATCTTCTTCGGAACCGGTTTAGGCGCTTTAACGTGTTCCGGTATTTGATACCAACTACAAAGCGCCGTTTCTATCAGTACCGGGCGGCTTTCTGGCTGCCTGTCCATCCATTCAATCAGATAGGGTGGTAATTTCACGCTGATTGCTGTTTTTTTGTCGTCTTTTTTGGGTCGTCCGACTGCATTTTTCATTACATGCTCTCTACTAAGTTAAATTGGTTAAATAAAGGATATTCCTTTATTACAGAGCTGTCAATAAAAGAATATACCAAAAAATAATAGAGTGCTTTTGCTTTAAAGTAGCGAAGCGGCCACGGGTAGCCAGTGAGCAAGCGCAGCGCGCCGAACGGTGTTACACGTGAGCCAGTAAATTCCCATTGCATCCAATTAGGTGCCGTTTGAAGATAAAGGCTTGTTGTACATGAATACGGACTCTTTGAAGAAATCGACTATATTCAATCAAGCAAATTCGTACACTATCAATAAAAAACCAACCTAGACCAATACGGACTAACGTAGGCTTAGGAGAGCCGGAAGTCGGTTTTCCAACTAGAGGGCTTTAAATGGGCTTACATGATCGCGACTATTACAAAGAACACGTTCAAAAACTTGAAAAGGAATCCAAGCAATCAATCCCACCTACAAAACCGACTTTAAAACCTAATTCTTCTGGTATTGATTGGCCTGCTGATTCACCAACGATATGGCCAACCGTCTGGCCTTTTCTCTGGCCTTTTATTTTGCTAATCGTTGTGTTTATTGTTTTAGTTCGTTCAATACCAACAACGACCGTTCAAGCCCAACCTCGACTAATTAATATCGTTCAAGAAAAACCAAAACCAACTTGGAAAAAAACCGTTATATGTAACAAAGAGGGTAACAATTGCAAAACCACTTACAGCAATTAAGGGCGCTTTTCTAACACTGTCTTTAAAACGCCTTTCCATGACTTTAAACGATGGATTTCGTTCTGTAGACTGTAAATAAGCTCATCTTTATCGCGCTGACTCAATAGCAGCTCTGGCCGCCACCGTTGCCGCTTGTAAATCAAACAGCCACGACTAAACAACCAACCATCCCAACCGGGGATTCCCACGTTTTTACGGTCCCACAACAACAAAAGGCGCTCGACATAAATCGGAGCGCCTTCGTTATCCCACTTCAAAATCTGCTCAACCGTAACGCCGATGACTTCAGCTGCTACGGTTTCATTAATGCCAACTCTATGCCAGCGCACCTGGTAGAAGCTCGACTTCTTTTTTCGACCTGGTGCTTTCTTTGCCGCTGTTGATTCCGTCATGTTTTTGGCTCCATTTGACTAAAACCAGACCTAACGCAATAACCAGGCCGACAACAATAACATTGCGCATAATTTGACTACCTTATGTAGAAAAGCCCTGACGGAAACTAAAAAAGCCCGTTAGGGCTTTTTTGCATAGGGTGCATTATGCGCGGTGCTTTTTTTGCTTTTGCTGTTCTCTTTCAATTAAGAACGATTCGCAACAAAGGCAAGGACAGGGTAAGTAGTACTGTCCTTTAGTACCATTTCTGGTACTAATCCAAGTTTTCAGTCACTATAAATATTCCATCTTGGTCTATGTCTAGGCTTTCCGTCACCGCGTCAATTAAGTAGTTGACTAGGTCTGCTTCTGTAATGTGTTCTTTCTTTTTTATGGTCAGTTGAATTGCTTTTTCTCTTAGCATTTCGGCTCTGTCCTCTCTTATTCTCACTGCTTTTATTAGCTTTGCCATTGTTTTTTCCCCGTTCTAGTCGTTATGGGCTTTTACTAGCTTTTATTATCAAGTTAACATTATAACAAGTTGACTAAGCAACAAATAACCTGTTAGCATTTTGTTACATTGTTAACATGTTATCTTGTTTTTATGATTGATTGGTTCCGCGGTGAAATAGACTTCTTACACGACCCCATTCCGGCGGGTTGTGTGCTGTCTATTGATCCGGATGGCTCAGAAGAGTGGCGTTGCGTTAAATCCATCGTGTGCCGTAGCTCTCACGAAACCAGCCTTCAAATCAAATCTACCGGCGGTAATGGTGAGGGTAGGGCGACTTCATTAATGATTGACGGCAACCTGGCTAAATTCCTGCAAGGCCATAACGTCTTTGGTTCCCGTGACTTAAATCAATTGCTGCTGTTGGCGTTCCGCAAGATTGCCGAATTGCATCCCGATCACCTTAGCGACCCTTTCAGCATTGCTTCGGCCGAAGCCAAAATCAAGAAAGGTGATTACAAAGTCAAGATGATCGACATCAACGCGCTTTATGACGTTGGCAACGATGCCAGTGTTGAAGCTTGGCTGCATGCAGCTGAAATGCGGGCTAAAAGCCGTCAGGGTCGTAGTACCCGCGACAAGGGCACCGTCTACCTTCAGAAAAATTCTAGGCGCTGGGCCTTCAAGTTTTATAACAAACATCGTGAGATGTGTTCCAAGGGTAAGACGCACCAGTTGCCGGATTACCTGCAAAGCCAAGGCCTAGAGGGCTTCATTCAAGGCAAACTCCGCGCTGAACTGCGCATATTCTCGAAAGAGCTGGAAGAGCACGGTATCACCCACGGATACCATTTAAACCCGGCCAAAATCAACGACCTGTTCACGACTTATCTGGAGAAAATCGACATGACCACACAAGCCACACTTATTGACGAACAACTGTTAAATCTTCCATCTGTTGTCCAAGCCGCCTATCAGCTTTGGCGGCAAGGTGCAGACCTGCGCCAGCTTTATCCAAAAAATACTTTTTATCGTCACCGTCGCGTTTTACTTCAGCACGGTATAGACATTAACGCCATGCACTTAGCCCCTGAACATAACAACGTCGTGCCGTTAATGCGCATTATTGAAGCGGTACCGGTGGCTATTCCCGCATGGGCTTATGAACGCGGCTTGATTGCCGCTTAAGGGGGATTTATGACTTACCAACAAGTCGACTGGGCCAACGAAAACCGCCATTGCTTATTTTGTGGCGGCATTATCAAAACCGCCAGCACGGGCCGTCCTGCGCTGTATTGCAGTTACGCCCACAAAATGAAAGCGTTTCGCCAGCGTCAAAAAGCGTTACGAAACTCAACTGTTAAGCAATAAACCGTTACGAAACTAAACGCCCATTAGGGCAGGGGAACCACCTATGAACACTATCAGCATTGAATTAACAGCAGAACAACACAAAGCCATCATTCATTTGGTGCATGGCACTATTTTAGATCTTCAGAACATGCCTTCAGACGAGATTGACCCGCGTTGTTTACCTGTTTTAAAGGCCATACACAGCAAGTATTTTGCAATCTTTGCCCATACCAGCTTGTTAGAAGATTTAGTCTCTAACACGCATTAATTTCTTTTAATCACAACTCTTAGAGGTAGTAAAACCATGTCATTAGTCAAAGTCTCTGTCGAACGTTCACAAGTTGATTCTGTGCGTACTCGCACCATCGCCAACACGGGCGAATTGGAGTTCCAACAAAAAATCTGGGTGTACAAGTCCGGCTCTAAATTCCCCACTGAATATCAGATACGCTTACCACAGGGCGTTAAGTTCTATCAAGAAGGTGATTATGTGTTTGATTTACAGGCCAATATCAAGGCTGACAAGTATTCTGGCTTGTCATTTGACCCGTTCGCGCCTACCACGTTAAAACCGGTCACAGCGCAGTTTTTAGAAGCGTTCGACAAGTTTACCGACCAGCTCTATCAACAGCTCAACAAGTCCGCTGCTTAGTGGTTAAGGGGTGTTTATGAGTGAAAATAACGTCAAAGACCTGCAGAAAAAAATCTTCAATGTGTCCGATGATTTACACATGCTTTACAGTTCTTATGAATCACTGCAGGTGATTACCGCCGATTCCTCTGCTGAGGCTGTTCATGTGTGCGCCGTGCTGGATGGCTTAAATTATCGCTTTGAGGCGCTTATAAAGCATCTGGACAGTCTTTATAAGCAATCTGACACTGATTTTATACCCGTTGTTGTTTTTACCAATAATGGCGTCAAGGTGGCTGAGAGCCGTTAGGCTCCAGCCGCCCGACGACATCAACTAAATCCCCTTAACCGGGGCTTTTTTGTGCTTGGCGATAAGTCTGGCCAATGGCTTTTTAACGTAGCGTAGCGGCTCCTGGGTAGCTAGTGAGCAAACGCAGTGCGCCGAACGGTGTTACGAAATACCAGGTTATTCCCATTTCTTCCATTAGGTGCCTTTATCAAATATCGGACACCCACATGAATACGGATTGCTTGATGAAACCGGCCAATATCCAGTTCAAGCCAGTCGTACACTATTAACCGACCCAGAAGCACCCAATACGGGCAAATCGAGGCACCGGATAGCCGGAAGGCGGTTGCCCAAGGTTGGGTATTGGCGCTGCGCATAATTTGACTACCTTATGTAGAAAAGCCCTGACGGAAACTAAAAAAGCCCGTTAGGGCTTTTTTGCATAGGGTGCATTATGCGCGGTGCTTTTTTTGCTTTTGCTGTTCTCTTTCAATTAA